GTAAGTCCGTTGATAAACGATTCAAGATTTGGCACAACTGTGACCAAAACAAAATCGGCTAATTGTTCAATGGCTGGCAACAATGCCGCGCCAATAGATTCTTTGGCTTCGTCAGTAGCAATTTTAATGCGTTCAAACTTGACCGCTGCCGTTTCAGCTGCGCCCTCAGCAAATCTGCCGTAGGTTGTTTCCAACGATTTAATAATTGCTTCATTATCTTTGGACTTTAATAAATTCGCGTCAAGTCCTAAACCTAGTTTTCCAAGTGCAACGGTGTTTCCGTCGTAGGCCTTACCTAATGCGTTTGCCACCGTTTCAACGGGTTTTCCAACGGCCACACTTAAATCAAGTGCAAGATTAAGCAGGCGTTGTGCTTCTTCGGTGTCTTTGGTGCTTCTGACTAAACGACTGAAGGCTGGTCGCAATTCGTCGTCGGTAACACCCACCGCAATTGACGTTTTGGTGATGTATTCCTCAACGCCTTTAATTTGCAAAGCGGTTGCACCAGTCGTTGCCTTAATTGTTTCGGCTAATTTTTCCTGGGCTGCTGCGTCTTCAGCGGCTGCCTTTACTGCGTCCGCACCAAATGCCAGTGCGGCTGCGCCTGCCACGGCAAACGCCAATGCAGCCTTTTTGCCAAATTCTGTTGCCTTGTCGCCAAATGTTTGTGTTTCCTTGCTTGCCGTGTTTAACCCAGCAACCAAATCTTTTGTCTCAGCGAGAATGGATAATTTGAGGGTACGTGAACCAGCCATTAGTCGTACTTCCTTACTATCTTGTCAAACGCCTGTTCCCATTTCTGAATAATTTCGGGTTGGGCTGATCGTAGCGTTGGATAGATAAACCAACCGCGCGACCCACGACCTTCACGACCTGACCACACTGGAAATTGCTTGTAACGATTTGACCCAAATTCTGAACCGCCCCATAGTTGTTGCGTCGTACCACCACCGCTTAATTTTTGACCAGCAAAACCAAATGAAATTTCACCAATTTTTGACGACTTGGAAACCCGTGAACCCTCAGCAACTTTGTTGTCCAAGCGATTGCGTGTGACGTTATTGGCTGCGGTCACTATTTTGCCACGCACAAAATCGGCAAGTGCGCTGGAAGATTCTTTGGCTTGTGAAATGGCTTCGTCGTCCATTGCCTTGAAAGCGCGGGTTATGGAACGCAATTCGGCTTTGTCGTAGGTAATTGCATCATCTGCCATTGCCGCGCCTTTCCATTATCTCAATCACGGTCAGAATGTCTTCGGCTGATTCAAATTCGCTTGGTGGTAGCCCTGTTGCCAAGGCTACCTCCCAAACTATTCTGCTGAGACTTCCGACTGGATAACTTTTGGGTTTGCTTCACCGACAACCACGTCCGCAATGGTTTCAGTCCAAGCCTCAATTGGCTTGACTGGCTTACCAGCTGCTTCACGCTTCATTGCATAGTAGGCAAGAAATACAAGATCAGATATTCCCATTTTTTCTTGCGCTTGTGCAATGGTGTTGCCTGTGTGTTTTTCCCAACGAACCCATTCAGGTGGCGCGGCAACAAATGTTGCTTGCTCACCGTTGTTGAATTCAATTGTTATTGGTAGTTTCATTTTGTCTCCCGATTAGTAGTTTTTAACTGAATGTTTCGCTTGGATTTCCTACTACCACGAATGATAGTGAAACTGTCTGTGCGTCAGGTGCTGCCCCGCCGATTGACGGAACGACTGGCATGACGTTGCAAGTAAATACCGCACCAGTTGCAGCAGTTAATGAAACCGCCAAAGTGGTATTTGGTGCGCTTTCCCATGCAGTCCAAAGTGCTTCGCAAAGTGATGAAGCCGCGCCCCAGTCTGCAAGCATTTCGACGTCCAAAGTCCACTGGTCGTCAATGTGCTTGTAAGCCTTGCCGTCAAGTGTTTGGTAAGTCGTGACTGTTGGTGCATTGCTTAGAACCACGCTGGTCGCCTGCGCGTCGTAGTTAACGGTCGCGATCGTCAACACTAAATCGCGACCCGTGATGATCGTTGTTGGCACGTTATCTCCTTTTAAGTAGTTTGTGTGTAGTACGTCGAAACGTTTATGTCAGCAACCAGCATTGGAGATTGTCCTACTTCCAACACTGTCGGCTTTTCAACAACGCCAACAACGTATCCTGCGGGCATAGCCGCAAGAATTCCTATGATGAGTTTTTCCAGATTGTCTAGTGAACCAGCGTTGCTATTTGAAGCAACAATGGCAGTGATTGCAAAGTTGATTTTGACTTTGGTTGAAGCCTTGCCAATCAACACAACTTCCATGTAAGGCGAATCGGGCACAATGACTATTGCTGGTGGAATTGGTGCTTCAGGCACTGATGCATAACAAGTTGCCGAAAGTGCGGAAAAGGCAGTGGCTAAGGCTGCGCGGGTATCGGCGACGGCATTGGCTGGCATTACTGCACAACCGTTTCGACGTCTAAAAATGGCATAAGCAATGTGGACACCCTGTTGGTCAAACTTCTACCCATGCGATACGGCGTGCTGGCAAAATCTACGCCTTCAATCTGACCGCCTGCTGCAACGCGTGATTGGAACACTTCAACGCTAACTGCAAGAACGGCTGATTCAATTGGCGCGCTTGTGGCGTAAATATCAGCTGCGGAATAGCCTGAAAGTGTCGCCGTGCCTGTTGGGATTATGTCGCGCAATGTGACGTTGCTTGCCGTCAATGCTGCGGTGAAATAGTAATCGTAAGAATCAACAACGACGTGGGTTGCGGTAAAGGGTGCTGGTAGTCCAGTCACAATGACGGATTGACCAGTCACAAAATGATGTTCACGCTGGGTGTAGAAATAAGCAACGTTTGATTCGAGTTTGTATGCGTTAATCGCTGAAGTGTTTGCAACCAGCATTGGCAAAATAACCGCTTCAGCGGTGTTGATAATTTCGTCAAGGTAACTGTCTGAATAAAGTGAAACGGACACGCCAAGCACCGTGCGCAATTGACTTGCAGTGACAATGACTGGCATGTCCGTTTCCTTTCGACTGCTGCGGCGAGATCGGGAGAACCCGCCGCATGATTAGTTAGTTGTTATCAGGTCTTGTTAATACCGAACGCGCCTGCACCAATCTTGGTTGCAATTGCGCCGTATCCATAAACTGAAACTGAAACCTGACCTGAAGCAATAACGTCAGCGCGTAGGCGATACGTTGGTGATTCATACCATGTGTATGCAGTTGGGTTGATGATTAGCATTGAATCGTCTTTGTCTGTGTCATTTGCTGACGGTACGTTGGCCGTCACAAATAAATCAAGACCTGCGACGTTCCCACGAATACTGTCAGGACGTACAACGCCACCAGAATTTGAAGGATTGCTTGCCATGTAAATTGGACGACCTGAATCGTTCAATGTCATAAGGTTTGCCCATTGTGATGTGTTTGCAAGAATGTTGCGAGCAAATCCCTGTGTGTTTGAATAAACTGAAGCAGCACCGCGCGAAACAAAACCAAGCAATTCTGAAGCAGTTGGGTATGTTGTCAATGTTGTTGCGTCTGCGGTTGCACCTGAAGCAAGTGCAGTATAAACGGCAAGGTCTGTTGCCTTTGCGTAAGCAGCTGACATATTTGTCAACAACTCATTGAAAAACAACGGTGAAGTACGGTCAAGCAATTCGACTGAGAATGTTTGTTGCCCTGCGTACTTTTTGACTGTTACTGATAGGAAACTTGAAGCCTGATCAGTTTCTGAAGGTGTGCCTGCTTCGGCAGTTTCAGCAACTGTTGGCATTGTTGTGATTTTTGGAATTTCAAATGACATTCCAGCGTCAGGCAATACACCGCGAGAAATCGCGTCAATTGCTGAACGTGTTGAGTTTGCAAGTCCGTTGATAACTTCAGTCAACTGACGTGTTGGAACAAGTCCAGCGTTGTCTGTTGTGTCGTCAGCGGCTGCAACGTACTGACGGGCATTTTCGTCACCCATTGAAGCACGGATTGTGTTTTCTAGATACTTTGCGGCAGTGAACTCTAAGCGAGGCTTAGTTGTCCAACCACCGACCGCAGCATTTACGTTTGCGGTTACTGACTGGGCGGCTTCTACCGTTTCGGCGGTTGAAGCGTCTTTGACGGTGTCTTCCACTTCGTCTTCTCCTTCTGTTGGTTGTGCTTCAGGTTCGATTGTCGAATCTGAAATTTCTTCTTCGCCTTCTGTGGCGGCAACTTCGGCAACACGCGCTGAACGAATGGCTGGTTCAGACGTCAAGGCAACACCCGTCATTTCACCTTTCAAAATGCGCACTGTTCCGTCTTTAAGTGTTTCGTATTCGTCAAAATAAACCTCGACACTAAAACCGTCACGCAAACCTTCTTGTGCTTCAACAAGTGCGTCAGTTCCCGCAGTTGTGTTAGCAATTTTGAAAGTGGCGTCAATCCCTTTTTCATTTGCTTGAATTGAAAGTGTTTTGCCAATTCGGCGCGTGCGGTCGTGTTCAAGATTGAGCAAAACGGCCGTTGGTTGAATTGAACCAGCAGCAAATTGCACTTTGCCAATTGAGGCGTTTCCAGTTTCCTCGAAAGTCACAATGCGTCCTGTAATTGTGCGACTGTTTGAATCAGCAGCCGTGATTGCAATTGGTGTAATTACTTTTTTCATAGCAGCATGTCTTCTTCCTCGCGTATTTCTTCGACCGACATTGCGCCGATACGATTTAAGATTTCATAGACTTGCGCGCGCTCAT